TTTTGTGAGTCCGGTCGCCTCAGTCCAGATTGGAGATGATAAAGAGTGGATTTTGGAGTCTACAATCAACACAATGAGATCCACTGCAGATTTGATCAATCAGTATACTTTTAGATTTGGTAAGAGAGGATTTGATCAAGAGTACACATCACAAATCAGGATCTCACATATTGGTGCAGAGTCCTATGATGTGATCTCAGATTACTCCATCATCTCAGTCAATAAATTTGGAGTCAAACCATCCACAGGTCAATGTGATTATGTTTATGATAGAGATACTGCAATACTGATTGCACAGTCAAAAGTCCGTGCAAATAGTTTACCGTTATATCAGATTGAGGTCAGTGCATCTATGGAGTATGGATGGATACAGATTGGAGATGTACTATCTGTATCAATAGACAAATTTTATTTATCAAATCACAAAATGATGGTGATCTCCAAACAGTACAGAGATGGACTATGGTTGATGACACTTGCATTTGAGATCAATCCAATACAAAATGACACTTGATGTCAGTGATATACACAATATGACAATAATGAGATAGTATATGAGTATGCTAGTATTTTTAGATAGACAACACCTAGGTAATCCCAGCAATTGGGCATCAAAAGGTGCACAAAATGGAGATGATGTTGAGGCATATCTGACCTCTAGATATATCCATTATGCAGAGTGGAGACTGAGACAATTAGGATTTGATGTCTGTGTGATCTCAGATGGTACATATCCAGATAGACATGACCGGGTCAATGAGTATGCACAAAATACTCAATCTGTATATGTTGCATGTCATATCAATGCAGGTGGTGGAGGATACTGCAGTGTATTTTACGATCACCGATCTATAAAGGGACAAATACTCTCACAGTGCATCAATAGTCAAATGTCTAGATGGATAGAGGTATTTACTGATCCATCCACCACCAAATCTATTGCATGCAAACCTGATGACTGGACCAAAAATGCATACTATTGTATCAAGGGAGTAGGAAAACCAGTTGCAATCTGTTTTGAGCCTTTTTTTATTGATACACCTGCACACAAATCTCTGTGCACTGAGGAGGGTTTGCAGTTGGTTGGTCTATCGTTAGCAAATGGCATAAAAAAGTATTTTGACACAATTACCACAGGAGTATGAGATGGACTGGAATAAGATCAAAATGGTAGCTACTATCCTTAAAGCAATACAGCCAGTAATTTGGAGTATTGTGGACGACATCATAGAGGCAAAAGATGCAGATAGTGATGGTGGATCAAAAATCACTGCAAAAGAGCGTCAAGAGATCATGATCAATCATCTTTTAGACTTGCCTGCAAAAATTGAACCAATCATCAAAAATTTGTAATTCACTGGTTTGATTGGAGGTCTCTATGGAAGAACAAATCATGCCTTTAATCCTCAATGGAGGTGCAAATTTTGCATTTGCAGTCTTTTTGTATATGCAAAATAAAGAGCTCAAATCCAGAGCAGATGAGAGAGAGGCAAAATTAGAGACTAGAGAGCTCCAGTTGAGAGATAGATATGATCAGGTCATCAAAGACTATCAAAAAAAAGAGGAGACTATGAGAGAGTCCCTAGTAAAGGAGATAGTTGAGGTGGACAAAAGGATCTCATTAATGGAGCAAAGATTGGACTCTATCTATGATACAGTCTCAGAGATCAAAACCAAATTCCAAAGGGTGGTGTGATGATTGAGAGAGTACCGGGTGGATACAGAGTACAAAATACTCTAACAGTGCATAGGACAAAAAGACAAGCAATGAGACAATTGCAAGCAATCAAAATACAACAGTCTCAAAATGATGAGTCATCAAAGCAGTGGAAAAAATCGCAATAATTCGTCCATCTCATCACATGCCAGTCCGATAACATGCAGACCTTCATCTTTCCTTTTTTGCAGTCGATCTCTGAGAGTTTGGATGATTTTGGGTTGAGGATATACCAATTTTAAAAATAGTCTATGTGTATCCTGTATATCTTTTAATGCAGTATGAGACTGATCATGACTCCATCCAAATAGATCTCTCATTGTGGAGAGTGATGCAGATTTGGTATTGGGTATTTTAATCCAGACTAGAGATTGAGTACAGATTTTGAGATATGAGATACTTTTGCCAGTGGATGATTTGATGTGGTAATCTAGCCATGTCCAGTCAAACATGACATTGTGAGCTACAATGATTCCATATTTTAAAATTTGGAGGATTTGTGGTGCAATCTCACTCCATTGTGGTGCATCTCTCCACTCTGACTCTCTATATCCGTTAATTTGCAATGCTTTTGGATTTGCATTTTTGAGGTCCTGTGGTTTGATTTTGGACTCAAATGTGGAGTGGATGGTTTTGCCACCATCGAGGGAGGTTAATATTGCAATCTCAATGATGTATCCATCCTGTGGATCAAGACATGTTGTCTCAATGTCAACAAAATGCAATGGGTATGATGTCTCCATAAAATCTCCAAATATATACAGTATTTGTATCACAAATCAGTGCATATCAGAGGACAGATTATGTCAATGGTTTTATTTTATTCAAAAAAAATGAAAAAAATACTTGCAATAAATAAACATATTGATAGACTGAGAATGACATAATGACATGTCAACAGTGCACTGCACTGATTTTGATAACTTTACTGGAGAGTAAAATGACTGAGTTTAAACAATATACAATCATCAGTGCATCTATTTTGATGGGCTATGGATTTATGAAATTTTTGGCACTTTGTGCAGTGATAATGATTGGAGGTGCAGTATGAGATTACAGATGTTTTCATATCAAGATGTCACAATCAATTTTAATGACAAAATGTATCATCATTTGAATACTTTATTTTATGGATGGGATTTGATAGAGATTTTTGCATATCTCATGAAAAAAGCAGGTGAGACTGGTGATACAAAATGGATTGACTTAGCAGAGTCAATGGTATCAAATTATGATCTCAGCAAAGTGAGAGGTGCAAAATGACAAATGCAGAGAAGATATATGAAGATGCAAGGGTACAAGATTTGACCTTGCAAGATGTCACAGATAAAATCTGTGAGTTGTATGAGTTGGATGGTGTGTTTATTGATCCTCATAGATACACATTTAAAAAAGAATACTCCATTTTGGAGTATGCTACAAAACAGGATGCAATGGAGCAGTTTTTGGTAGATACTGCACATTTGCATGTCAAGATTGTACATCTGTGGGGTTTGGTGAGATATGGATACCCGGTGTATTGTTTTACTGTTGAATTCCATATCATTGGAGGCAAAAATGCATAAAAATTGGAGACAGTTTATGAGGGAATATGGCAAAACTGCCCACAGAGAAAAGACCACAAAATCATCAAAAGTCTATACTATTGATGGTCTCTATATTGGAGATGTTGTTGCATACTGGGATAGTATGCAGACAATGTACAAATACAGAGGCATCATCACATACAGAGGAGAGGTCCACTCCTCTGAGTATTATGATTTTGAGCAAGCTGAAAGATATGTGCATCATTTGTACTATACATTTACTCAGTACTCCAAATTTGGAGACTGGTTAAATAATAAGTTGATCAAAATAGATATGACAAAGATGCAGACCGGTCTATTTTTGGGTACACCTCAAAAAACCATTGAAAAATGGATCAGTGGACAGGAATTGCCAGATATACAAAGATTTGTAAATTTGGCAAGAATGATAGGTGCAAAATCAGGTCAATCATTTGAGGATGTTTTGACTGAGATGGCATATCAAATACAATAATATAAAAAACAAAAAGAGAGGATGACTGGTCCTCTCTTTTAATTTATTCTTAAGTCTGACATACACTGGAGAGATAATGTCAAAGATAAATATATCACTTTTTGATACAATACGCACCACCACACCATCAAAAAAGTCTGTGAGTATGGGCAATTTTATCAAGTCAATGAGTACACCATCTGATTATGGCCACAAATCAAAATCTGAGTTGCCTCTGTGGAGTCCTACAGTCTTTAATGGTAGGAGATCAGGTGCAAATGCCATAGAGGTATCCTGTGTGGTATTTGATATGGATGATGGATTGAGTCCTTTTGAGAGCTGGAAAAAATTCAAACAGGCAGGTTATACTGTGATTGCACATACCAGTGCATCTCACAAAATGGATCATCCAAAATACAGAGTTATCCTGCCACTGGAGACTCCTATACCTGCAGAGGACTGGGCAAAAGCATGGAGGGCAGCTGTAGAGCTATGGATGGTATTGGTGGGTGCAGGTGCACCTGATGACAAAGCAATCAAAGATGTGGCAAGAGTATATTTCAGATATGCAATTCCAAAATCTGATCTCTCAGAGGATGACTATCATCATCCATCAAAAATACAAGAGAGTGCATCATACAGTGGATTTTTATTGGATTTAGAGTACTCACACATCCAAATCCCACAGATAGTCCACACTCCAATCAAACGCAATGAGGACAATACACCAGTAGATGCCACATTGAGAGATGCAATGATGGACACCACATTGAGATACTCCATTGCATTGCAAAGTGGACAGATCAGTGGTAACAATTGCAAGTTTATTATTTGCCCCGGGTGCAATAGAGAGTCTGTGTACTTTTCGATTGACATCAATATACCAAATGCAACAAAGTATCCTACCTGCAATCATCGAAATACATGTGGATGGTGGGGTCAATTACACGATTTAATATAGGAGTAGATGATGATTACAATAGGCAGTCTGTTCTCAGGTATCGGTGGATTTGAATTGGGATTTGAGAGAGGTATACCGGGATCCAAAACAATTTGGCAGTGTGAGCAGGATAGTTTTTGTCAAAAGGTCCTCAAAAAACACTGGTCAGATGCAATCATCTATGATGATGTCAGACAAATAACAAAAAAGACAGTATCCTCAGTGGATATATTATTGGGTGGATTCCCATGTCAAGGATTTTCAAATGTCGGAAAAATGGATGGATTAAATGATGAACGGTCTAATTTATGGTGGGAGATGCACAGAATTATCAATGAGATACGACCTCAAATTGTGTGTATGGAAAATGTACCAGCTATCACTATTCGAGGAGGAG